GTATCTTTTCTTGTATCATAGCTTTCTAAAAATAAAATATAATCTTTAATATTATTTTTAACTGTATCAGAAATACTATACATTAATATCCCCAGTTATTTCTTCTATAATTTATAGGCGCAATATGAACACTACTACTTAACTCCATCTTTGTTCTAGCATATTCTTCAGGATCCATAAAATACCAATCCATAGGAGGAGTGATAACTTTATCATGATTATCTTTTAACAATTTGATAATAAAAGCAGTAGTATTTTGTCTTTCTTGAATAGAACCGTAGAAAGGTTGACCTTTATAGTAACCGGTCTTTGGTATTCTTCTGTCTTCATATTCTATGGGTACTGGTACAGCTATTTCAACAGGTATATTAGTAAGACGTTGCAATTCTTTACATTTTTCTATGTAAGGTAAAACTAATGCTGTAACATCTATATTTTTTCTTAGCAGGTGATGTCTTACATCAATAGATCCAAAGCACATTGTTATTCTTTTTACTTTATCTAGATTTATATCATTTAAATAATTTATAAAAGGAATACCTAGTTGTCCGTATAATGTTTTACCATCCATTTTAAAAATTAAATCTTTCTTTTGTGAAAATGCAATAGAATGACTGTCTCCTATTGTTAACCCTTGATAGTCTATATCATCAGTATTTATTTTATTTATAGATTTACATAATTGTGATACTTTATTGCACCAATCTATGTCAATATTTTCATAAGTTGATTTAGCATGTAATCTTTGTAAAAACATTTCACCGTAATCAGGCATTTTATGATCTAGTGAGATTACATTTTTACAATTTATCAAATTATTAAATTTATTATAAATGTCTTCACTAAGACCTCCAAATAAATTTAATGATCCTGAGAAATTTACACCATGATCAATATATACAATGTCGCATGTCGTTATGTCATTTGAACATTTATGATCAATATTTGCATTTAATAATTCTGCCCATTGGTTTGCCCAACCAAAACTATGTGATTTTACATTAACTGGAATGTTAGCTAATGGATTTGTGATACACCTCTTCATATTTTACTCCCGATTTTTCAAAAATCTTTTTTGTATAATTAAAACTTTCTTTCCATCTATCTGATTTGTTCTGGTCACAAGAAGCAAAAACCTCTTTTATACCTACTTGAACAATACCTTTTGCGCATTCATGGCATACTCCTAAACCATAAACAAACAATTTTGCACCCTCTAATGATATACCATTCAGTGTTGCATGATAAATACAATTCATTTCTGCATGCACGATATATTTATATTTAATCTCTCTATTATTATATAAATTTTTATCATCATCAAAATGTCTTGGAAATCCATTATATCCTTGAGACAAAACTTGACCTTTATTACCTATAGCTACACAACCAATTTGCGTAGATGGATCTTTGCTCCAAGTAGATATTTCTTTTGCAAGATTTAAATATCTATTCTTCCAAGTATTTGAAATGTTTTTCATAAATATGTAAGTTTTGTACTTGCCAATGAATTATACCAGGATTATAACCTAAATCATTGCTTAGTTTATTTAATACGTATTTATGCCAAGCATAATCATTTTTATAACCATAAACAACATCATTAGACCTCATCTGCACTACACAATCAACTTCTGATGATTGGGAGTTAATGTAGAAGCTAACTGCATTAGTGCAGATAAAATCGTTCTTGCCGTTATCTTGATATTCTTCCCATATACTAGGTCTTGTGTAGACCATAGTTGCTCTTCTAGAACCACGATTCTTTTGCAATTCTTCTTTAGCATGATTATATTGATTAAAATATAATGGTGAGTTTATCAATCTTCCGTAATTTGAGTTAATTTCTCCATTGCGATCTGCTGTATACTTCCATGCAGCAGGCGTTGGATCATAATATATATCATTAATATTAGATGACCCTAATTTATACCAGTTTATTTCTGCTTCAATGTATTCTTGATTAACCTTACCAAATATAGTAGGCTCATCAGCGATAAACGAAGCACCTAAAAGTTGTATTGTTTTGCTACCATTGCGATCAATTGTAAAATTCTCAGCTTTTAGTTCGTCTTTAAAATGTTCTCTAATTGCATTTATATAAATCATTTTGTGTACCTATCGTCAAGTTCTGGATGTTCTATGCAATGGATCATTAAAATAATTAATTGTGTTGCAGCATGTGATAAATGATTTTTACCAGATTCTATGTCTAGATCCTCTCCTGAAAGCCATGCATTTAAATGCCTTTGTATTGATGAGTAAGTCCTTAATTTGCTTGTTGAATCACCATCATCTCTCCAATTATTTGCACCATACTTTTTAGCACCAAAACCAAACACATCAGCTATTTCTAATAATGCTTCAGGTGGAATTAAAGCTAATGGAGATTTTCCATCATCAAATTTCATAACTTACTCCTTATCTAAAAAATCTAGCTTACCAACATTGTCATAATGTTGTGGTGATTGCCAACCTTCTGGTTTTACAAGATCAGGTAATCCTAACGGATTTGGTCTTGTATCTTTAACGCCAATCTCTTTTTGCATATTTGCATGATGTACACGTTTCCATGCTTTCTTAATATCTACATTAAAAGCATCTAATGAACCTAAAGCAATAACAATAATATCTATAAAAGCATCTACTACTTCATCTGAATCTTTATTGTCAATTGCTTCAAATAACTCATCTAACTCTTCTTGTATGAAATTAGCTCTAAATTGTAAGTAAGACATTTTCTTATCATCACTTGCTTTTGTAATAAACCGATATATTTGATAATATCGGTTTAGTTTTTTAATATCACCTAGCATTAAGCAGCTTTTGTAAAGTCGACAGCTGTTAATCTGCCAGTTAAATATTGAATTGCAATGTTTGCTTCTTTGCCATAAAAACCAGCGTCATTCATAAGTGTTTTTTGCATGCGAGTTATCATCACTGCTTCTTCGTCAGTACCATAATCAAGAGTTTCCTCAAGATTTTTGTCAAGCATTTTTAGTACTTGATATACTGGTTCAGCTACTGTTTCTAATCTTGCTAGTAATTCGTTTCTTTCTTCTTGATTCATAATTAACTCCTTAAATTATGTTGTTTTGTTTATAAAGTAATTATACCAAGTCAATATACAAAAGTATACAATTTTATATGATCATTTCCAACTATTAATCCAACCAGTTGGTTTAGGTCTTCTCTTAATAACATCTTTACTATGTTCTTTTTGTGTTGATTTGTTTTGTTTGATTAATAATTCAATACGATCATAGTTAGGTTGCAATATATAAACTGCGGCAAAAGCATAAACTAAAGTATCTAATGCTTCATTATGTCTTCTTTTAGCAACCCATTGGAACTTTTTAGCACCTTTAACATATTTAACAACTCTTTTTTCTGATGTTAATTGTTTAAAGTATTCTTCGTCTACTGTAGCAGGAAAATGTATAGCTGCTTTTTCTGCCTTTATTCTTGAATAAATAACTTCTTTAGCTGTATCTGTTCCTACAGGATACAAAACATGTCTTGCTCTACCAACAAATGATGGTCTTCCTGCGATTGGTTTTTGTGTTTGCGATGAGCCTTTTATTGCAAAAATCTTTCTATGCACTCTTTTAGAAGTATAAGCATATACTTGTTGAGTATGATGACCACCTGAGTCTACACATGTTGAAACTATTTTTAAAACTCTATCATCTTCTCTTGTAAAAGAATTTAATAAGTATTGATCTAAATCTCGCCAAACGTGAGTAGAAGAAGGATCGCCGAATATAACTTTATAATCAATTACCCAACATTCATTATTATGAGACCAACCTACAACTTGTGCTTCTAAACGATCACCCTGTACATCAACACCACATGTTAGCAATAATACTTCATTAGGAATAGTCTCATGATCATAAGTTTCACGCTTATCTAATAAACTACCATATTCAATGCTTTCACCTGGATCATCAAAAGTTCTACCAAGAGCTGTATTTACCCAAGTCTTAAGCATCTCTGGTTGATTCTTAACTGCGTAAAAATCTACAGCCATATCTACCCATGTTCTCCATGGACTATAAAGCTCTGATATGTGAAATCCTGCTATTTTTTTTGTTTCATTCTTTGCAATCCATTGACCATTTTGTAACATCCACATTTTTTTTGATTCAGGTATTACTGTGTCGCAGTGTTTACATGTATATTCTGCAGTTTCAGGTTTAGATTTTTCCCAATGTATTTGTTCCCATTCTAAAACCTGTAATGTAGCGCAATGAGGGCAAGGTACATGATAATAACGTTGATCTGATTCTTCAAAAGCAACTTCTATACGTGATAAACCTTTTATTGTTGGAGTAGATGTGATAAACACTTTTCTATTCCAGAATGTAGTAGTACGTTTTACAGCTAGATTAATAGGATCACCTTCTGCTCCTGCAGATGTTTCATATCTATCAACTTCATCGCATAAAAGTATACGTATCGGTCTAGAGGCTAATCCTGCAGGTGAATTTGAACCTACAATGTTAATATTACCTCCAGGAAACTTCTTAGAAAGTACAGTATTGCCAGAGTCTCTACTTTTTGGATCCTTTACTTTAGTTCTTAATCTTTCTGAATCACGAATCATATTAGCTAAACGATCTTTTGACCATGCTTGAGCCATAGCTAGTGTTGGTTGTAATACTAGTGTTGGAGATGGATCTTGATCTATAAAATAACCAACAATGTTATTTAATATTTCAGTAGCTCCAACTTGAGCAGATTTCATAAAAACTATAGTATTTATTTTATGATCATTAGCAGCATCCATAATCTCTTTTTGATATGGTGCTCTATCTGTCTTCCATTGGCCAGCTTCTGATGAAGATTCAGCAGATAACACCCTATATTGATCAGACCATTCAGAAACGGTTAAATCAGGAGGTGGGCTCCATATCTTTCTTGTTGACGAGAGTACTTTCTCGATATTCTTGTGGTATTGGGTCATTCGCTAGTTCCTCTAATGCCTCATATATTGATTGTTTAATGATTTTTTCAACTTCTGCAAAGTCTTCTGATGCTAATACTAAATGTGCAACCTTATTTGGTATAGTTAACATCCTTCCTCTACAGTTTGATGTGTAATTAATCCAAGTTTCTTCAACTTGATCAGTAGGAATCAGTTTTCCTTCTAAAACAGCTACATCTAACTGTGCTTTATCGGCTTGTGCTTTAGTTAGACGTGTTTTTTCCTCAGTAATGTCTCCAGAACCTTCTTTAGATGTATATCTGCCTTGCTTTTGTAAGAAAGCTATATAAGAACGTCTACAATGATCTAAATCTAATGGATTTGCGCCTAATTTAGCTTGAAAAACATCATTATTGATCAATTTTCCAACATTTTGGACTGTCATGAACAAGTGTTCCGCTACTTCTTTTCTAGTTGCCATTGCTTAATATTAAACTTGATATATGGGACCTCTGTCTAAAAAAAGATCGTGTCGCGAATAACCACATGGGAATCGCTGGTAAAGGAACCGCGAAATATAGATATGTGTAGATCATAATGATTCTAAGCTCCTTAAACTATATGGGTACAAGACATGTAAAGGTATTAAGGCACACTTTCCATTGTTAATGTTTATCTTTTTATTTTCTTCACGTAATAAACACTCGATGATACTTAATGGCTTAATCCATAAATAACCATTGACAGTATGTATACACCATACATCTGCTTTAGTTGTTAAAATATCTCCTCTCTTGTTATTCCTTTCATATTCAATAATAATATTACCAGTACTTTCACTGCGCTTATCGTACTTAACCTCTACGCTCTTACTAATCTCAGGGATCCATATATCGTAATCGAGGAATTGTCCTTCTATCCTTGTAGCTAATGGATATTTTATCTTTAATGTATTCAATACCTTTTCTTCGTATTCAATACCTATCTTTAACATCTTTGCGAAACTCATCTTGTTTTGTATCCTGCTTTTTTTATATAATAATCTGCTACCTTCTTGAACTTAATAGGTAAATGTGAATCAACAGATTTTCGTGCAATTCTAAAAAATGGAAATATTTTCTCATACTTAGGGTTAGTGTAGAAATTAATTAATAATCTTAACTTAGTATTCTTACCTTTACCTGTACGCTTCCATACACCTGTGTGACCTTTAATAGTTGCTATAAATTCATTTTTACCTTTGACTAAGCCGCTACGTCTACCTGGTATGTTACCATATTGATTTAATTTCTTATTAGCTTCTATAGGAATACCTGTATTCTTTACATTACGTGTACCACCAAATACTGCAAACTTCATAAATTTATCTGCCCAATCTCTAAACTTTATTGTTGCTGTAAGTTTATTCTTCTTTGCATATATAATAAATAATGAATTTACTGTTTGAGGTTTAGGTCTATCAAGATATTTCTTCATAGCTTGTTGCTCTAATTTTTTAGTTCTTTTAGCTGTTTCATTTAATGTAATGTAAGTTATCTTAGGTATATCAATCTTAGAGAAACGTTTAAGATCTTTACTAAACTCCTTTATGTTATTTTTTACTGATATCTGCATATTTATTTACTCGTGGATTTAGTTTTATTAATGATTGTTTTATCTTATACAAGTCCTCACCAAATCCAATTAATAATTCTTGTATTGTTAATATTGTAACATTTTCCTTACTATATTTCTTAAAGGCTAATTCATGATCAGAATCATTCTTACAAATTATAAAATCCTTATTATCATAATTTAGAAACCAAAAGTCATTTTCTAGTTTGTTAAAACCTAATAGCTCAGCTTCATCTATTAAAGCTTGATAAGCTCGTTGCATCATTTCAATAATCTTTATCTTATTATTTGTTATAAATATATTATCATTATAATGCTTTAAAGCTCTATTAAATCTTGTTTTTAATTCTGGCCTTATGCAATTTAATAATCTATTTATATTCCATGATTCATCAACAAAAGATCTCAATTCGTAAAGTTTCTTATAACTATTAGCTAATGGACGATCAATCTGTTTAGATTCTAATTCTTTAATTCTATCTTCTTTAGTTACATTCATAGTTACTTATCTCATTTCGTGGGTATCAAAAGTAGTTACATTGGTTACATATACCTATAGGTATATGTATGTAACCAAATATGTAACTCTTTTTCAAGTATACCAATAGTTACAATGTAACCAAAATGTAACCAATGTAACTGTTTATGTAACTGATTTAATTTGATCATACTTTTTACTCTGATATCCTTTTTTATCTTCATGATGTATCTTACCTGCATCAGCCAGT